AGTTGACTTGCTACTACCCACGCGATATAAGTTGTCTCATGAGATAACATATGTGATCTTAAGTTTATAAAACTTGCATTAGCTTTTTCTTGCTTAGTTGTAATACTTATATTTTTATCCTTACCCTAGTCTCTAACTTTATATCTAGGTACATTACATTTTTTATGAAAATATAATTTATCTTTTGCGTTAGGTGTATATGTGTTATAACTTATTAAACTGTTACAGTTTTTAATAAACTGCCAGTCATGTTCTAAGTTTTTTACTTTTTGAAAATTAATATTCCAATTTCCAAAATATTCATCTGGGGACGGTAAACTCTCAATATATATTATATCATTAAACTGATTCAATAATTTGTTTATCATTTTCTTCTTGTTTTAAATAATTAATCCATTCTTCATTTAAAGTATAACATATGTTCATACAGTCTATACCTTCAGCTTTAACTAAATTATAAAAGCCTGAACTTTGATTTCTAGTTTCTACTTCATAGATTTCTGGCAACAATTCTTTAAATATTTCAATATTTAAATATTCATTATTATTAGCCCACTTTACATAATCATCAGGACCATATAAACAGTTTAATGTATTCCAATCACTTACTTCTAAAAAGTATTTAACATTTTTATCATGGCTTCTGCTTGTTAAAACCCAATTATGTTCTTTAGCAAGTTTCCATATATGATATTTAGAATAAGGATTATCATCAATTTTAGCATGTACTAATATTTCAACACCTAACTCTATGTTTGTGTCATCACTGCTATCTAGCATTGACAGTATACTTCTATAAACTTCAGGATCACTTAATTTTAAATCTGAATGAGCATGTTTAGTAAAATAATCTTGATTTATAATAGGAAGCTTCTTAGATAGTGCTTTATATAAAACCTTTAATGTTAAAGGATACATAAAATAAAGATCTTTATTAGAATAATCCACAACATTATGATAAGCTATATTGTAGCTAGCTTTTTCACTTATAATACATGAGATATTATGTATATCTAAGTTAGAGGTATCACCTGCTGCATAATACTTTATATCTTTTATAAACCTGTCAACACTATCATCATCATTAGCAGCATGTTTATCTACATATCTGTAATCAGATGTTTTAAACATCATTGAAGCTATTTTAGCTTGTTGAACCATGTCTGCATCTTCAATGTTATTATTACCAGCTATAACAGTTGCTTTATCTATATCACTTGTTAAATAAGCACCAATACTTCTTAAGTATTCTTTTATTCTTGGTCTTGGTAAATTATTTCCAGGTAAAATATATACTCTATCTTTCTTTTTAATAGTTGTATCATCTCTACCTTCTAATACTTTCTGAATTTTATCATAAGTACTTTCATCAGTTTCAAAAAGACTACCCAATTGTAGTCCTTTTGATTCTGAATAATATAAGTAATTGCTAAACTCACACGTAAATGTAAGTTTAGCAAGTTCTTCTTTTTCTATTTTTATAAAAGGGTTATAAGACATATTCTTATTTTGTTACCATTTTTACTACTTCAGGATTCATCATTAGTTTCTGAAATTTTTGTTTATTACCATTAAGTATTTCTCTAATAGCATAATACTTTAAGTCATTTGCAAATATTTCTTCTGTAGACAACATAACAATCCTTTTAATTATTTTGTCTGTTACAGAATTATTTTCTGCATATACTAAAGCATAATTAGCAAGTCTTGTACATAGTACACTTGCAATATCAGCTCTATAGTTTTGATCAATACCTATTGTTGATTTTAATGCATTAATAACATGTTCATCAGAATCATGTGTAAGCATAACTTTAGGCGTAACTAGTTTATCTAATTTATTATGAATAAATTGAGTAAACATAGTTGAAAATTCAGGTCCTACTGATCCTTCTCCTATCATTTGGATTAATGGTAAATTAGCTTCAAATGAATCAAATGAGCTAATTGCATTAAAGAATGTAGTAATAGATCTTGCATTAGTTTCTTGTGTTACTAATTCTGGATTCATTAATAAAAAGTTAATACATCTACCATCAATGTTAGCTGCTTCAGCCCACATTGCCCATGTTTCTGCATCAAATTTTAGATTAGCACTAATGAATCTAGTTCTTTGTGCAGAATCTATTGATTGCACTAAGTAGTCACCGTTGTCAGGATTAGCTGTTAAGATAATATGCCAGTCTTTAGGTAATTTCCAAGAAATATATTCTTGTCTATCAACTAATTCCATTACAGCTTGAATAAATCTAACATCAGCTCTGTTCCAATCATCTAACAATAAGATACCACCACCTGTTTTATCTGAAATCCATTCTGGTGGACAGTAAGACATTTGTGATTTTCCGGTTGCTTGATAACCTTTTCCTCTAGCATCTTCTATTACATGCTCATCTATCCACTTTTTGCTCCAATTTGCAGGTTCTCCTTCTTTTGCTATATTTTTAGCCATTTGGAACTGTCTAATAGGAAATCCTACTAAATCACCAAGTTCTTCAATTTGAGCTAAGTTTAATTTCACAAAATTTACTCCCATTTCATCAGCCAATTGTAAAACAGTAGAGGTCTTTCCAATACCTGATTCTCCAATTACTTCAGTTGATACCATACCTTTGCCATTAGCTTGTAAGTGTCTATTGTTTGTAATTATGTGAGTTAAAAAATCTTTTAACTCATTTGTGTTTAATGATACTTGATTAGTCATTTTTTTTTAGTTTTTTTTGATTAGTAAATTAATTAAGTTTAATAGTTGCACCAGGTAAATGATCAGTCTCTGAAGAAGATGTTGATAATACCCATAAGGTTCTACCTTTAGGTAATGGATCTGGAGCCGGTGCTTCTCCATCCGTTAAGTATACAAAGCAAGAAAAATCTCTGCTGTGTTCATTAAAATAATCTACAACTGGTTGGAAGCTAGTACCTCCTCTACCATGTACTTTTATTTGGCCATCTTCTGGCTTTTTATACTTAGCTATATTGCTAATTGATGTATCACACTGTACTACAGTTACGTCTGCTCCTGTTTTGTGCATGTGATGTATTTCATTAAAGAATTCTACTAGTTCATCATTAGAAACTGATCCTGATGTATCAACACCTACTAGAATATGCTTTTTTTGCTTTATTCTTAGGCCTGGATTACCGGGATACCTTCTACTTTCTTTTCTTCTAGTCTTCTTAGTATAGGTTTTAATAGAACCTCCAGTAAACATTCTTAAGTAACCTTTCCAATCAAATAGCGCTGGTTCTTCTTCAAAAAGACCTGCTATATAGTTTGATAACTCTCCTGGAATAGAACCTCTACTTTTCTTAACTTGGTTTGAGATTTCTTTTAATTGATAATCAACTTGTTTTTCAATCATTTTCTTCTCAGCCTCTGTTAAATCTTCAAATTCATTCCAAGTACTATGTTCCCAAGGAGCTTCTCTAGGATCTGCATTTGGACCTTGAGAAGGACCTAATAAGTCACTAAGATTAGAACAACTACTTTTTCCTGTTTGATCTACAGTATCCATTAGTTTATTATAATAATAGTCTGTACCAGCTTTAGCATCTAAATTTAACTCATCAAAGTCTTCTAAGAATATAGCTCTCATAGGTACTTTAGTAAGTTGTTTTCGTGCTTCATCATTATCTATTTCATCAGCTTCTAATTTTCTTTTAACTTCATCAATAAAGATTTTAGTTTCAGCTTCATAAGTTGCTTTGTCTGGATAATTACCTCCTGGTAAATAAGCTCTATCTATATATTGATTTATTTCTAAATCTGCGGCTATATTAAATAACCTGTGATCTTTATACTTATCTCTTAGAGATAAATGGTGAAATGCAATGTGTAGTAACTCATGTTTAAGTATACCTATTCTGTACTCAGAAGATAGATTTTCCCAAAAGTCTGGATTAATAGCTAACTGCTGATTAATTCCGTGTTTACTTACACCTGCTGTATCAAGATCTTTTCTCCATACTTTGTTTAACATAATGAGAAAAAGTCCATAAAAAGGCTCTTTTAACATTAATTCTTTAGTTGCTCTTGAGAGCGTTTCTGAATTAGTCATTTGTTTTTTGTTTTATTTCAATATCAAGATACTCTAAAAAAGTAAATCCATATTGGGTTAATAATTTTAGTAATTCATTTTTAAATATATTAAGTAAAAATTCTATTTCATTCTTATTATCTTTATCTACAGACCTTTCTACAGCCCTTTCATATATATTTCTAAAAGATATTTTTAAATCTGTTATAGATTTATTTTTACAATAACTTTCAATTTTATTATACAAAATAGTAGCTTCAGTTTCTATTGTATGCATATTTACACTATTCGCATTAAGTTGCTTTAACATACATAATAAAAATATTTCTGATTCTTCATAGTTTACATTTTCTAATACTGAAAATCCTACTATAGTAGATCCTCCATCTTTTGAAGTGATCATATCATATACTGAGTTATAATTATCCTTATTTAATATACTTAGTTTTTCTGCTATCATTTTTTAATATTTAAAGTTTTTAACATCCATTTTGGTTTAATTTCTGCATTAAATCCTTCTAACCATTCTTTTGCACTTGGTATATAACCATTGCAATCTTCTTTTACATGTTGTTCTGCGATGTATCTAACAAATACTTTCTTTTCATCTGAATTATTAATATATATTCCAAAAAGCTTTTCAGCTTCAAATATACCTTCTGAATGATGTCTGAAGCATCTATGCATACTATGACCAACCCAACTTTTAGTAGCATCAAGCCACTCATGTACTTCTAAATAATCTTTTGGCTGACCACCCCACTTTCTACAGGATGATTCAGCATGTTCATATGGATGTGCCATTATTTTGTAAGAGCTTCATTATCATAGTAATAATTAACATGATTTGTTATTCTTAAGTCAATGTCTAAATCATATGAATTATTATTTAAATCTATAATGCATTTGCCAAAACCTCCATCATCATTCCACCAATCATCTTGAGATGCTGAAATTGTATCAAATTCATCAGAAATGAAAGTTTGTAAATCATCTGATAGGTCTAAGTGAGTTAGGCTTTCTCCATTTATGATGTTCCATACATCATTGTTTTCAAGTTCTTCTAAATTATTACTAGCAACTATTTGTTCTATATAACCTGAATCACCAGATCCATCAAAGTAAGCTCCTAGATATCTATAACCTTTATCTTTTATAAGCATAGCAACTGCAGCCCATGTTAGAGCTTTATCTTTATTTTTATTCATAAGTGTGTTATTGTTAAATTATTTACAGCCTTCCATGTCTTTTCTATAGTACTTTCCTAGAATGTTTCCATTATAAGAATCTATCTTAAGAACATCAGCTTTAATTTGATATGATATCTCTGTGTAGTTCATATATTTTTTTGAACAACAATATTCAAGAATGGATTTATGAAATGCTTTTTCACCAAATTCCTGTATGTCTTCATTTAACTCTTTACAGGAACCTGTATAGGTTTTCCAATTAGATTCCTTAACTACTATTTTAAATGTTTTTCTTGTATTAGTTTTTTCTTTTTCTTTTTTACTTATTCTTGTTTTTCTTTTAGATACTATAACTTTTCTTCCTATATAAAACTTACCAGTTTGAAGATTCATAATTTTATATACAAAACCAATAGTACCATCAGGCATTTGATTTACTTCATGTATTGCTTTACCATTGTATGTCCAAATCATGTATTAGGAATTAATGTTTTTAAAATCATCTTTGTAGTTTTACTACCAAAATCCTTTATTGAATCAGCTACATCTTTAGCTAAGTTTAAGTATAAACCTTGAATACCATAATCATTTTTATATTTTTCCATAGCTTTATGACCAGCCTCATCATTATCAAATAATGTATATAAATTATCATACTTAAGCATGTATTCAGCTAAATTAGATCTAGGTATCATTGTATTTTCACTATTTGGAGCTACAAATTCTACATTTAAATTTAACTCCATTAATGCTAAACCATCTTTCATAGATGAACATAAGATAAGAGTGTTTGATTCATAAGTTAGCTGATCACTACCCTGTATAAAACTTTTTACATTTATAAACTTTAAAGATTTAGCTTTTGGTCTATAAACTTTTGATAATTCTCCGTTTGCTTTAAAATAACCATACATATATTGCCCTTTAAGTTTAGATTCTACTATGTTACTTTCTAAATTTTTAGACATTATTACTAGTTCTAATGGAAACACATTGTATTTTTCTAAGTATTTAGAGCTTATTCTAAATTGAGTCCAATACTTTTGATCAAGTACATTCCATTTTCTTTTAATATGAGATGTTACTTTAAACTTTGATTCCTGTTTTATTACAGGATGTTCATAAGGATCTCCATTTAGTTTATTAAAATCAGTTGTAAGTTTATCTATAGCTTCTGAATAATTTAATTTAAATAATTTTTGTACAAGTTGTGTTGAATCACCAACATAACCAGTTGAAAAATCTTTAAAAAGGTATTCATCATTTTTATAATAAATACACATAGAAGGCGTTCTTTCTGTTGGCTTAAATAAAGACTTAATTTTTAAATCTTGACCATGTAATTTTTCATTTAAATTACAATAATATTCAAAAACCCATGTGTTAGGTATTTTGTTAGTATTTAATATTCTTATCATAACTGAGGTATTAAAAAGGGAGAGCTTTACAAACCCTCCCTTTAATTATTAATCTAAATCAAACTCATCAACAACTGCTGGTTTGTCTTCTGGAGCAAATCCTTCAACTGTTTTTGGTTTAAATGTGATAATATGCTCAGCATCTGAAAATGTTGATACTCTTGATTTATCTGCATCTATTGTCATAGATTCATAAGGAATACTAGACTTAGAAAATTTAGGAAAGAATAAGTCAAAGTTAGTATAACCATCTTTATTTTGGTATTCTTTACCAGCAATACAAGCTTTCATAAATGTATCTTTATAAGGCTTATCTGCATTTAATTTATCTACTAAAGATTCAATTGTTTCATGTTTATTATCTTGTCCAGATAACCAATCAGCACAATCCATTGCATCACAAAGATATTTTAAATTTTTAAGAATTTCAAGATCTCTACTAAATTCAATATCATTAATAGTTTTATCTTCAAAAGTCCATCTACTTGCTCTTACTCTACCCACTTGTCCCTTAAACTTACCTGCTTCAGGATTATCTCTATCTACATTAAAACCTTCAAAAGCTTCACCTAAATCAGGTCCTTCACAATCGTACATTAAATTGTATGCTTCTTCTGACCAAGGTACTTTATCTAAATATACTTTGTTAATTTTAACTTCAGTATTTCCTGGTTCTAAAACTTTAGACATCTTGTCTCCTCCTGATTGAATGTTTTTTGTACTAATCATTTTTTCTTCTTTTTTTATTATTATTGTTCATACTCAATTATTGCACTTTTAACTAATTGTAAATCATTTTCTATGTCATCTGTTTCAAACATAGCCATTGGTGATTTACAAGTATTAGAACCATCATTAACAGTTTCAAATACATACTTTAGATTACCTTCTTCATTCCGCTTTACTTTAGCATATAATACAATAGAAAATAATCCTTCAAGTGTTAGCTTTTCATCTACCATTCTACCAATAGTCTTAGCTTTGGTTTTCTTTACACCTTTTTTATCTTGATTTTCTTCAGAATGTGTAAAGAAAAATATTGTTAAGTCATCTCTAAGAGTAATTGGTTTTTTAGCAACTCTTGCTAACCATTTACCTATATCAGTGAACTTATCATATCCCTTTTCATCAGCTCTATCAAAAAATTCAAAAGCAGACATGTATTGCCAATCATCTATTATTAGATTCTTAATTTCAGGTCTTTTTTCATTGATATAATCCATTGCTTTAATAATGCTATTTGGATCACTTGCTGTTGACAATCTACCTTCAGGATTTTCTTTACTAAATTTTGGATATTTTAATTTCCAACCTTTAAAAGGTAATGATTTGTTAGCAACATTTATCCAAAAAGTTTCTTCTGAATTTAGATGTCTTGCTGAAGTAGATTTCCCTGAACCTGACTCTCCTATTATTAATATACTATTTGCCATAATTACTATTATTTATTATTTCATTTAACCATTTTTTTTCACTTACTGGCGTTTTTAGCAACAGTGCAGCAACATCCCTCATAGTCATTTGATCTAAAGGTAAGTCTACATTAGCATTTGGTAAGTTAAAATCATTTTCTACTTTAAGAGTATCCTTTAATTTTCCATGAATACCTACTACTTCTAGTTCATCTAAAGGTATATAATACCTTACATGACCATTAGACATAGGTTCTGAAGTTGCATATTCTTCTTCAAAAAAAGGATTAAACTTAATTCTGTACAAAGTGCGATTTGGATCTTCAGATTCCATTTGCATACTGATACATTCTGTAAAAACATCTTTACCATGATCAAGTTCACTTTTAAAGAAACCCATATGGATACCTTCTAAGTCTTTAACATGATGAGCCATTTTAGGAATGTATGCAGGATCAATGATATC